CAGAGATTTTGAAATCCAACTCCTAGAATTCCCAACGAAAGGCACACACGATGATATGGTGGATGCTTTAGCTTATATAGACCAAGTAAGTGTAGCTGATTTTATGCACACTATTGAGTTAGAAGAAGAATGGGAACCATATGACACAGTAGCGGGGTATTAATGGCGGAATACAATTCAGAAAGTAATTATCAAGCTCTAGTATCTTGGTTGATGTCTAGACTAGATGATTGGAAAAACCACAGAGATAACAATTATCTTGATGATTGGGATGAGTATTATCGTCTATGGCGTGGTAAATGGGAGCCAGAAGACCAAATTAGAGCAGGAGAGAAATCTAAGATTATTACTCCAGCCTTGCAACAAGCAGTAGAAGCTAGCGTAGCTGAACTTGAGGAGGCTACATTCGGTAGAGGTAAGTGGTTCGACATACAAGATGATATGTTGGATAAGAACCCACAGGATGCTGAATATGTACGTAATTTATTACAGGAGGACTTAGAGGGAGCAGGCTGTAAAGATGCTATCTGTGAGACTTTCTTGAATGGTGCTGTATATGGTACTGGCATAGCTAAGATAATTACTGAAGAAAAGACTGTAACTAGTCCTATCGAAGTACCTGTAGAAGGTACATTAACTACTAAACGTGAATTAGCGGAAGAAGTAGTAGTAGAAGTAAGAATAGAAGCTATCTCACCTAAAGAATTTATTATAGACCCAGCAGCTAACAGTATAAACGAAGCTCTGGGAGTAGCACACGAAGTATATAAGCCTAGATACGTATTAAATGATGGTATTAAAGCAGGTGTATATAGAGACGTAGTAATTGAAGCTGATACACATAAAACAGATTTTGGTTATGACCCAGAATACGTAAATATAGATGCTTCAGATGAAATTAAAATTACAGAATATTGGGGTAAAGTACCTAAAGCTTTCTTGAACTCTAATAAAGATGATGATGATTTTGATTATAACGAATCAGAATTAGTTGAAGCAGTAGTTACTATCGCAAATGATGGTTATGTGCTCCGTGCTGAGGAGAATCCGTTTATGATGGTAGATAGACCATTCATAGCGTATCAGCACGATATAGTACCTAATAAATTCTGGGGTAGAGGTGTCTGTGAGAAAGGATATAATCCACAGAAAGCACTAGATGCAGAGATGAGAGCTAGAATTGATTCATTAGCACTAACTACTACACCTATGATTGCAGCAGATGCTACTAGATTACCTAGAGGTATCAAATTAGAAGTAAGACCAGGTAAGACTATCCTTACTAATGGTGACCCTAAAAACGCTGTTATGCCACTAAATTTAGGCCGTACAGACCAACATACATATAACCAAGTATCTTCTCTACAACAAATGATTCAGATGGGTACTGGTGCAGCAGATGTATCTAACGTACCTGATAGAGCTACTTCAGCTGGTATGTCTATGATGCAGTCAGCTTCTATTAAACGTCAGAAACGTACGTTAATGAATTTCCAGAATACTTTTTTAATCCCTATGATTAATAAGTCACTATGGAGAAAGATACAATTTGATGTGGATAGATATCCAGTAGTCGATTATAAGTTCGTTCCTTTCTCTACTATGGGTATTATGGCTAAAGAATTAGAGATGCAACAAATGGTCTCTATGATGCAGTCAATTCCGAAAGATTCTCCTGCTTTCAACATCATCCTGTTAGCAATCTTTCAGAACTCTAGTATCCATAATAGGGACCAAATTGTTAATGCTCTACTTAAAGGTTTACAGCCTAATCCTGAAGCACAGAAGATGCAACAGTATCATCATCAACTACAGATGGAGCAAGCCAAAGCTGATATCCAGAAGACATTAGCTGAAGCACAAGAAGAAATGACTAAGGCTCAGAAGAATGCAGCAGAAGCTGGAGCTAAACAGCCTAGTGATATAGATTTACAAGAAAGATTAGTTAAATTACAGAAAGATTTAGCTGAAATAGAAAGAATGGGTGCAGATATACAGAACACTAATTCTGAGACTATGAGAAACATTCCAGAAGTTGAGCACCTTAAATCAGAGACAGCATTAAATTATGCTAACGCCAGAAGACAAACAGTTTTACCACAATAGACTAAATTTATTTGAACAGGATGGTTGGAGAGAGCTAGTCCAAGAACTAAAAACTCTCGAAGACTTAACTAATCAATTAGATAGTGTGGAAAGTGAAAAAGACCTTTGGTTCGCTAGAGGTCAGTTGTCGATTCTAAGACAAATGACTGGATTAGAAGAAACAACGCGACAGGCGGCAGAAGAACTAGAGTTATAACTAGCTCTGCCATTTTATATCCATAATCCATAAGGACGGAGTACAATTATGACAAGTATAGTAGTAGACGCTGCACCTGAAAGCAGTGCAACAGATTCATCAATAACAGACACAACAGCTGGAGATTCTATAACTACAGAATCAGTTGAAGCAGCACCACAAGAGGCCGAAGTTCATTCTGAGCCTGCTGATTCAATAATTCCAGATAAGTTTGCTGGTAAATCTACGGAAGAAATTATTGAGAGTTATCAAAATTTAGAAAAGGAATTGGGCCGTAAAGCTCAAGAAGTTGGAGAATTAAGAAAACTTTCAGATAGTTTCCTACAAGCACAGATTCAGACTAATACACAAGGACAGCAAGCACAATCTACACCAACAAAAACAGAACAAAAGGAAGATTTCGATTTCTTTGAAGACCCCGATGGAGCGGTAAATCGAGCAATAGAAAATCACCCTAGGTTTAAAGAGTTTCAACAGTTTCAAGCACAGCAATCACAAACAGCTGCTCGTTCTAGACTCCAAGAAGCTCATCCTGATTACGGAGATATCGTAAAAGATAATAAGTTCCAAGATTGGGTTAAACAAAGTCCTATTCGTATGCAAATGTTTCAAGCAGCAGATGCATATAACTTCGATGCGGCTAATGAGTTATTGACTACTTGGAAAGATAGGTCAATGATTAATAAGACACAAGAAGTTAATGATGCAAATGAAGCTGAAAGAAAAGCAGCACTTAAAGCAGGAGCTACTGAATCTAGGTCTGGGGCATCTTCTGGGGGAGGCAAAGTCTTTAGACGAGCTGACCTTATAAACTTAAAGATGAGAGACCCTATGAAATACGAAAGTATGCAAGATGAAATCTTTCAAGCATACGCAGAAGGTAGGGTCAAATAAAAAGCTATATAATTCATAAGGAGTAAATAAAATGGCTAATATGACGACTACTACAGCCGCCAAGTTCATTCCAGAAATTTGGTCGGACGAAGTAATTGCGACATACAAGGCTAATCTTGTTGTTGCAAACCTAGTAAACAATATCAACCACCAAGGTAAGAAAGGTGATACTATTCACATTCCTAAGCCTGGTAGAAATAGTGCTTCAGCTAAAGTTGCAGATTCAGATGTTACTGCAATCACAGATACAGCGACTGAAGTTCTTGTTAGTATCGACCAACACTATGAATGGTCAATGTACATCGAAGACATCGCTGAGCTACAAGCTCTTAACTCAATGAGAAAATTCTATACTGACGACGCTGGTTATGCACTAGCTAAGCAAGTAGATTCTTCATTAATTACTGCTCTAGACGGAGCTTCTGCTCTAACTGGTGGTAATGCAGTTATTACTGGTGTAACTGATTGGGATGCTTCAATCCTAGCAGGTATCGAAGCTCTAAATGACAACGATATCCCAGTAAATGACAGATTTTTAGTTGTAACTCCATCTTGTATGACAGCTCTAATGTCAACTGACAGATTTACTGAGCAGCAGTTCATCGGTGATGGTTCAGCTATCAGAACTGGTAACATCGGTACAATCTATGGTGTTCCTGTATATATGTCTACACAAGTAGGTACAGGTGCAACTGAGAAAGCTTTCTTATTCCAGAAAGATTCTACAGTTCTTGCTACACAGCAGTCAGTTCGTACACAGACTCAGTACAAGCAAGAGAAACTTGCTGACTTACTAACTGCAGATACTGTATACGGTACTAAGGTTGTAAGACCAGAGTCAATTCAAGAATTAACTTCTTAATTTAACTCCGTGGCTCTTCCTCAGTGGAGAGTCACTTATTAAGTTAAGAGGAGACAATAAGAATGGCCAAAAAATTAACTAAAAAACAAAGATTAGCACTAGCTGTTCAAGCTATGCGTAGACGATTAAGGAATCCATAGGACTGAATTATGAGTATAGATAGAGGAAAAGGTATTGCTATATCTGCTGTATTAGCGGATAGTTTCGATATTGAACAGCTAGTTGATAATGCTGAAGCAGCTAAGGTAGCAGCTGAAGCGGCTCAAGCAGCTGCAGAGACAGCAGAGACTAACGCAGAGACAGCCGAGACTAATGCTGAAACTGCAGAGACTAATGCAGCAGCAAGTGCTAGTGCAGCAGCTACATCAGAATCAAACATAGCAGGTAGTGAAGCAGTATGTGCGGCTAGTGAGACAGCAGCAGCAGCTAGTGCTTCTGCAGCAGCAACATCAGAATCAAATGCAGCTACATCAGAGACTAACGCTGCAACATCAGAAACAAATGCAGCTACTTCA